CCTATCGTTGGTGGAGGACAGGATGCGATACGTGCTACTGTTGGTTGCCAGTGGAAGCGTTGTCGCGGCGATGAGCCTGACATTTTTGTCAGGTCAACCCGTGATCAACAGCGCCAAGCTGGCAGGTAATGGTGCCCACAGCGTGTATCGTGAGGCCTGGTTCGTTCGGGCCGCCAGGAGTATGGTCAACTCCTGGTGGGCAGTAACGATTTACCTCGTGATGGGTCTCTGGTCAGCAGAGAGGAAGTACGAACAGTACTCGCATGTTCATTATGTAGCGCAGATTGCACTACCCCACTTGAGAAATCGGTGGGGCGCACGCTTCATAGCAATGGCTGCGAATAAGATCAAAGGCATGTACGTTATGCTTGATCTGGTAAAGGCTGATAGCTGGTATCGGCTTTCCAAGAATTTCTTGGGTGTTCGGTGGGGAGAACTCCTAGCCGCCTCTAAACCTTATGAGGTGGTTCGGATTGGAGTATGGGGCGTCGAACGCTGGACGCACGCAAACCCAGTAGCTGGAAAGCTACACGAGTACGGTTTTGATCTAGAGTTCGTCGATATGATCCCGTACGTCATCAGACTAGTATGCATTGCCGCTACCATTGTATACTTCACCAAAACCGCAATCTCGGTCTACCGTGATGAGTTCGTGCTAGCACACGATCTGACGCACCTCATCATTGACGAGGACCTTGCAGACGAGGAGGAAAGCGATGAATCCGCAGAACCAGCGGATCCTCAGAGCGAGGCACTTGTTTATTGTTCCAACACACACACAGCTACCACCCACAACCTGGCTAATAGTCTCGAGGTTGTTGTAGCTGGGAGCATTAACCAGGACGCCACCAAATCGATCCCTCAGGTTCCGAGAAAGCGAAATGACAAGTCACAGCGCGAGAAATCCGACTATGTCAGCAAGGTTACTCCCAGGAGTACTATCCGTGGAAGAAAGTCGCGGTTACACACCCGTGCCATCTTATTGAGGCATGAGCTGTGTCGACTTTTAACCGCCGATACGAAGAGGGACACACCAGCAAACAGGGCTACCGTAGACGCACGAGCGAGACGGTTGGCCTCCAGTCTGCGAGCAACGGATAATCAGTTCAAGTACCTCCGAGCGAGAGACCTCACCTCTGTTATAGAGACAGCAGTTGAGCTCTACTTCGTTCCGACTGACGACGAACTCCAAATCCAGGAGCAGTTTACTGGAAACCCGGAACATATAGCACGCAGGGAACGCTATAGGTATCCGGAACAGCCTTCCCTATAGGGAGGCCTTTCCACTTCCGGAGGAATATCAACACGCACCGGGGTTCAAAACCCGTTGGGGGGGTTGGTAAAAGGCGAGAGCCTCGAATACGGAATGGAAGGGCCGGGAACGGCTGCCCCCAGAAGGCACTATAGCTTCTGGGGAGCGTTAGGCGTACGTTATGCTGTACCCAACAATGATCTAGCGACAGTACTACACGCTGTGATCGAGAGGGTATTTTACGTGAAGAAGGATGGCGTTTTCCAGCGTCCTCCTAAGTTCCAAGCGGATAAGAGTAGGGTCCGACACTTCATTGATGGAGTTTCGGCCAGAGCTGGCATGCTGTTCCCTTGTAGCCCAGAGCAATTCTGTGAACGCTACGTAGGCAACAAAAGAAGGCTTTACGAAAACGCTTGCAACAGTCTTATGCGTGAGGGTCTCCATTATCTGGACTCAGTAATTCGTTGCTTCACCAAGGCAGAGTACTTAAAGCCTGGTGGAGTGCCAAGAATTATACAGCCCAGACAACCCCGGTATAACGTATGTCTTGGATGCTTCCTATCGCCAAACGAACACACTATTTTCAATGCTATCGACGATCACCTCCACTACGACCTCGGCATGCCCCAAGACCGCACTATTGCGAAGGGAATGAACATGTCACAACGAGGTGAGGCGATTGCGGAGATGTGGGATAGTTATGATGACCCAGTAGCCATAGGGCTTGACGCGGCACGATTTGATCAACACATAAACGAGGACTTGCTTAAACTTGAGCACTCCTTATACTTGAAGTTGTTCGGTG